ATTAATTGTATTGTGATTGAAACAATGCAGTTATATCTGAGTGGAGATTTAGATAAACTTGAAAAATTGAAAGCGAGGGAATAACATGAGTGACGATTTAATCAGCAGACAGGCGGCGATTGATGCGGTTATGGGCGAGCCTACAGACGCGCATTATCCGAGCTGGTATGCGGAACGGCTTGAGCAGTTGCCGTCCGCACAGCCAGAACAGAAGTGGATTCCATGCAGTGAGAGGTTGCCAGAAATTGATGAAACAAGGGAAGTTACACAAGCCTTAAATGAGTTTGCTGATAAACTTGAAGAAATTCAAAATAAGTATAAAAATAACGACGAAATAAGCTATACACCTGAAGAAGTGGGAGAAATACTTAGAACAGAGGGTCAGGAGCATGGAGGGAAGTATGGATTTAAATTGGGCGATACTATCAAATTTACACCATCAGAGGTTGAGAAAATATTAAAAACAAAAATATGTACATATAGAGAAACAGGTTGTGGAAGTTGTGAACATCCACAAAGTTGCCCATACAAGGCAGAAAGTGAGGATATAGCGCGTTCATGTGGAAGATGGCACCGGAAGCGAAAACCATAGAGTACATACTAGGGGTGATGCAATTATGAAAAAGAGGATATACATTGCGGGACCGGTGACAGGGACATCGGATTATGAAAGCAGATTCAGAGATTATGAGGCGAGTATCAGAGACTGGATGCCGGATGCAGAGATCGTCAATCCTGTACGAATCACAGAACCGATACAAAATTTCAGCCATGAGGAAATCATGAGAGTGTGCATAGCAGCTCTGTCGTGCTGCAACATGATCTTCCTGATGCGGGGATGGGAGAACTCAGAAGGAGCGAAAGAGGAGCTTCAGTATGTATATGATCATCCGGGACAATACTCAGTGATTCGAGATCTGTTTATTTTCGAGAGGACAGAAGGTAATGGAGCAAGATGAAGAACAAGAAGTAAGCTGTGTGTGGTTCCGGCGGGGATATGCGAGAGAAAAAGGAAACAAATGCACAGGGATCAGAACAGGATATACTTATGCGGATTTCTGCGAGAGGTGCCAAAATTGGGAGAAATACAATGGGCGAGAAGACCAGTAAATCAGAAGAGCAGAAGAAACACATGGCAAAGGAGCTGGAGAACTGCAAAATGAGACAGATGTACAAGCTGGAGATAAAGGACGGAAGATGTCCGGGAGTTCCATCGCCGGGAGGATATCCGATCAGAGATTGCTGGCAGTGCGAGTTCTGCGAATGGAGTGAGGAGGATACAGACTGGGATCTGTAAGACAGAGACATGAAAAGCGATTTCTATTACCGGAAGCAGCCGGGCGTGATCGAGCCGAGGCCGAGAGGATATTGCGACAGATGTCTGCATTATAAGCTGATTGATGATATTCATGGTGTATGTAATGACATCTTCGCTGACGAATATCATCAGCATGTGACAGCAGCACACTGGTGCCGATACTGGAGAAAAGGGAAGAAAGAAAACATGAGAGGGACGGAGACGAAACCGTTCAGCAATTTCACGGAAGAATGGGAAGAGGTGACGAAGGATCTTCTGCGAAGGGGAGGCAGTAAGAAGTGAGAAACGTTAGATACGATCACAAACGGAGAGATTCGGAATACTGGATATCGAGCAGAGACTTCAGACTAGCATACGCTTACGCCCTGAAATATAACGAGTGGAGGCAGGAAGCGGAAGCACTCGGAGGAATGAAAGCAGTGAATTATGACGGGATGCCACATGGAAACTCAGTGGGCAATCCGACAGAATCAACCGGGATAAAGATCGCAGAGCTGCTGGAGAAGATCCGAAAGATTGACAATGCTCTGCACGAAGCTGCACCGGAGATTGAGAACTGGCTGAAGATGTATGTAACGAATGAGGATATCACTTTTGACATGCTGAAAGCACGGGGAATCCCATGTGAGAGAGCGATGTTCTACAACAGGAGAATGAAGTTTTATTATCTCCTGTCTCAGAGGATATAACAGGCAGCAGGAGTTAGAGAGGCGATCGCAGGCCGGAGGTACACAAAGCAACTCAAAAATAAAATCACAGCACTGCGAGCACAATTTCCGAGATATATTTATATCATGGAATTTCACGAGAGCGGAACATGGCTGATCATGGAAACAGTCATGCGAAGCTCTTTTTTGATAAGCAGAGACATGGATCCTCCTTTTGCCATATAAATTTCTTTTCTTTGCAGCAAATGACCATCTGGATTCAACAGCGGGTGCGTCCTTCTCTGCTGCGCAGGACGGTGCGATTCCGTCATCCAGATTAGCGGATATCTGACAAGCCGCATAATAAATACAGAGGGCGCCTCCTTTAGCTTATTTCCGGGGCGCCTATTTGATTGAATATGATTTACATTAGGTGCCCGCATTGCGGGCGGAGGATTCCGGCGGGGGAGAAGTGCTCGTGCGGATTTAAACGGGACTATGCAGACGTAACAGATCGAGTGAAGAAGCAATACCATTCAGCCAGGTGGACAAAGACAGCGAAGCTGGTGACATCTATCTTCAATGGATTAGATCCGTATGCGCTGAAGCATGGAAGCTTAGAGTATGCGGAGGTGGTACATCACATCGTACCGACAGATGAAGACAGCACAAGGTTCTTCGACATCACGAACCTGATACCTCTGAGCAAAGCTTCTCATCGAGAGGTTCACAGACTGTACGAGGTGGACGAGGAGACCAAGGTGCATCTACAGGACGAGCTTCGGTCAATCGTCCGAGAACGCGAAGAGGCTAGAGGGATGTAAGAAAGTTTATGCCGTTTTAGGCAAGACCGCGCGCCTCCTTTTCTTCTCGCAAATTTCCCTTTTGGACGGATTTTCCCTTTCATAATGGAACATAAAAAGGAAATATTTTTCATTTTTTCTATTTTAAAAATAATCAAAGAAAGGAGTCGGAGATGGCAAGGCAGCGAAAAGTGCTGGAAATGTCCGTAAAACACAGGACAAATTCCGAAAAAAATCAGAAAATTTACGAAGAAAATCTCGTGAAAACGGGAAGGTCGGATCTTGAGAAGATCTCCGGTCTCCTGGACGGACCGGAAGCGCGGAAGGAATATAAACGTGTTCTGAAGGAGCTTCAGAAGATCGACATCATAGGGAACCTTGATAGATCGAACCTCATTGCATACGCAAATGCCTGGTCGATGTACATGAAAGCTCACAAGCAGATACAGGATCCGGATTTCACGATGCTCGTAGATACTCCGGCAGGGCAGAAACCGAATCCGCTGCTGAAGATAGCAAGCGATGCCTATGCAGAGATGAGAATAGCAGCCGATAAGGTAGGCATTTCGATTGATGCAAGGCTAAAGGCTGCGCACAATAAAGCTGCTGAACAGGAATCAGAGCTTAAAGAGTCGTTCGGAGATTTTTAATTATGACGAACCTTGAAGAAATCACAAGCTATGCAGAAGACTGCATCAGCGGGAAGATTCCTTCATGCGTTAAGCATAAATGGGCATGTATGAGACTTCTGGGAGATCTCAAAAGGGTCGGTTCACCAGATTTCCCTTATGTGTGGGATGAACAGCAGGCAGACCGGATCGTGAGATGGTTCGCGTGCCTGAAGCATTCAAAGGGAACGCTCGCGGGCCAGCCGATCATACTGGTATCGTGGGAAAAGTTTTCGGTATGTCAGATATACGGATGGAGGAATAAAGACACAGGATTAAGACGGTTTAAGCAATCGTTCATGGAAGTCGGGCGAAAGAATGCGAAGTCTCAGCTGGAATCCGGGATCGCTCTCTATGAGTGCGGACCGAATGCCGTTTATGATGACGAAGTGCATGAAATTTATACGGCTGGAACAAAGCGTGATCAGTCAAAGATCGTGTTCAACGAATGCGATCTGATGACACGAGGCACGCTCATCCGTAAGAAATTCAAGATCAGTCGTGACTCCATCGAGCACATAAAGAGCGGATCCTTCATCAAACCACTTTCGAAGGAAGACGGGCAGCGAGGCGATGGTACTAATCCGGCATGCCTCATCCTGGATGAATACCACCAGCACAGAACAACAGAGTTCTACGCACTGGGACTCGGATCGCAGACAAAGGAACCGTTGCTGATGATCATCACGACAGCAGGGCGGGATCTCACATATCCATGTTTCACGCAGGAATATGATTACACTTCAAAGATTCTGAATCCGGATGTAGATGTATGGAATGATAAGTATTTCGTGGACATCTGCGAAGCAGACAAGGATGATGATCCGGGAGAGCTTACGACCTGGCAGAAAGCGAATCCGATCCGTGCTTTCTACGATGAGGGCGTAGCGAAAATACAGGATGAATGGAACATCGCTCATGATGTGCCGGAAAAGATGATCGACTTCCGGACGAAGATGCTCGATCAATGGGTAATGGCAGCCGTGAACGGTTACATGGACATGGCAAGGTGGAAGGCCTGCGAAGTTGAGAAGTATCCGATCGAGCTGAAAGGAAGACCGGTTTATGTCGGTTTCGACCTCTCAGCAAAGATCGACCTCACATCGGTCGGATTCATCGTGCCGTTCCAGTCGGAGAAGCTGGATAAAGCCGGAAATCCGATCGTACAGTACATCCTATGGACGCATTCCTTTATACCGTCGGTCGAGAAGCTGCGCGAGCATCTCATAAAGGACAAGGTACCGTATGATGCATGGGTTCGGATGGGATTTCTCACAATCACGAACACACCGATCGTTGATCAGTCTGCAGTGATGGAATATGTCCTGAATACGATCAAAGATAACGAGCTGGATCTGCAGTGCCTATGCTTTGATCCGGCGAACGCATCGAAGATCATGATGGACCTGTCCAACCAGGGATACGATGTTGAGGAAGTGTATCAGAGTGTGAAATCTCTGAACGAATCAACACAGGGATTCAGAGAACAGGTATACAGCGGTAATGTGCTTTACAAGCGCAATCCGCTTTTGAATTATGCAATGTCGAATGCCGTAGTACGGCAGCAGGGCGGACTCATCAAAATTGATAAGGACGCAACGACGAAGAGAATTGATCCGGTCGATGCAACGCTGGCAGCGTTTAAGCTGGCACTGTATCACGACTTCGGATCTGAAAAGTATGAAGAATATCTCGACAACTTCATACAGCAGTTTTCGTAGGAGGGTAACATGGGATTTTTTCGGAAATTCCTGAATGCAATATCGGGGACAGAGGCGGATACAAATACCGCAACCGGGTTCACGGATGAGAAGCTGCTGGAATGGCTCGGAATCGATACGAAGGATCCGAAAGCCATTTCAGAGACAACGTATTTCATCTGCCTGAAGGTGCTGTCTGAGACGATGGGAAAGCTTCCGCTGAAGCTGTATCACGAGGATGCAGATGGAGGCCGTGTCCGGGCACCAACAGACGCGGAAAGCGATGTCGTGCAGAATCGTCCGAACAGGATCATGACACCGGCAACATTCTGGAGCACGCTCGAAGCAAACTGCCAGCATTACGGAAATGCATACGCATGGATCCAGAGGGAGTACATGACACAGGGACGGGCAGCAGGCAATTATCGCATCATAGGAATGTGGCCTATGCAGTCGGATTGTGTAAACGTATTCGTTGATGATGCCGGAATCTTCGGAAATAACTCACAGACAGGACAGCTCTATTACCAGTACACGGATCCTCGCGCCGGAAAGATATATGTATTCCGGCAGAGTGATGTGCTTCACATCAAAACGTGGATGACATGGGACGGAGTGATGGGGAAATCGGTTCGCGACATTCTGAAAGAGACAGTTAAAGGTGCCGGATATTCGCAGCGGTATCTCGAAAAGCTCTATCAGTCCGGTCTCACAGCATCCAGCGTGTTACAGTATACCGGAGACCTGGATGATGCGAAGCGGAAGAAGCTTGCAGCGATTTACAATGATCTTTTGACCGGTGCGAAGAATGCCGGAAAGGTTGTACCGCTTCCGGTCGGTATGACGCTGCAGCCTCTATCGTATAAACTCACGGATGCGCAGTTCTTCGAGCTGAAGAAGTATACAGCATTGCAGATCGCAGCTGCATTCGGAGTGAAACCGAACCAGATCAACGATTATGAGAAATCGTCCTATGCAAACTCTGAGATGCAGCAGATTGCATTCCTCACAGATACGATGCTGTATCGTCTCTCGATGTACGAGGAGGAGATCAATTACAAGCTCCTCACCAGGAAGCAGCGTGAGGACGGTTTTGTTTATAAATTCAATGAAAAGGTGCTTCTCCGAACGGATTCGAAGACGCAGATGGAATCCATCACGTCCGGGATCCAGAACGGTGTATATAAACCTAACGAGGGAAGACATTTGCTCGACATGCCATCAGCGGATGGAGGCGATCAGCTGATCGTCAACGGAAATTATGTTCCGCTCACACAGGTCGGAGCAGCTTATGGAGTACAGCAGGAAGGAGGAAATGCAGGATGATACTCAGTATTAAGGGCGATATCGTACAGGATAATGTCAAACGTGCGGTAAATTATCTCCGCGATTGGGGATATCCGCTCGTCGGTGATTATTTCGCGCCTCTCGACTTGCACGAAGCTCTCGACAAGCTGCCGATGGGTGATCGGCTGGAAGTGAAGATCAATTCCGGCGGTGGAGATGTCGAAGCAGGGCAGGAAATCTACGAGGAGCTGCGGAAGAGAAACGATGTTGATATTGAAGTGCAGTCGATGGCAGCATCTGCAGCATCAATTATCGCTATGGCTGGTCCGAGTACGATTTCTCCGGTCGGAATGATCATGATCCACAACGTATCGACATACGGAGTCGATGGAAATCATAAGGACATGGAGAAGATGGCGGAAGTTCTGAGAAACTTCGACGAAGCTCTCGCACAGGCCTACGTGCAGAAGACCGGACGCGAACAGTCGGAAATCCTAAAGCTCATGGACAAAGAGACATGGCTTCCGGCAAACAGAGCGGTAGAACTTGGATTTATTGATTCTATCGCTGATGAATCACAGCTTTTTGCGGCAGCATTAAATCCGCTTAATAGCAAATATGACACGATCCTCTCGCAGTATGAGAAAGCGATGGCTGATCAGAAAGCGAAGGAAGAAACCAAAAACGAATTATTAAAGCGCATCGAAGAACTCGGCGCGTAAAAGGAGAAAAAAATGAACATTCAGGATCTTATCAATGAAATGAATGGGAAACTCGAAGAGGCAAAGAAGCTCGTCGTAGATGGCAAGCTCAAAGAGGCTGAGAAGCTTACAGACGAAGCACAGGGGCTGAAGAACCAGATCGATGCGCTGAAGGCAATCGATGCACTCGGCGAGCAGGGGCAATTCGCAAACGCTGTAGCACCTGTTCAGGTACTGGCAGCAGGCGAAGGAGAAATCGAGAACGATGCAGTGCATGAGTTCGCAGATGCTGCGCGTCATGGTTTTCGCAACATGTCCGAAGGAACACCGGCAGAGGGCGGTTATACCGTACCGGAAGACATTCAGACTCAGATCAATAAGCTCAAGGAAGATGAGTTTGATCTTTCTGCTTTCGTTGACACTGAGAATGTATCAACCAACACAGGTCGGAGAACATATCAGACCAGAGCACAGGTAACCGGTTTCAGGGAAGTCGGTGAGGGCGCTGCAATCGGTAAGGCTGATGAGCCGAACTTCTCCGTAGTAGAGTACAAGATCAAGAAGTACGCTGGATTCCTTCCGGTTACAAACGAGCTTCTTGCAGATTCTGATGCGAACATCACAGCAACCATTTCCGAGTGGCTCGCAAGACAGGATGTCGCAACGAGAAATGCGAAGATCCTCGCAGTGATCGATGCACTCGACAAGACAGAGCTGAGTGATGTTGATGGTATCAAGAAGGCTGTAAATGTAACGCTCGGAGCGAAGTTCGCTGGATCCGTTGCCATTTACACAAACGATGATGGTCTCAACTATCTCGATACTCTGAAGGACGCTCAGAAGAGATACCTCCTTACTCCGGATGCCCAGAATCCGATGCAGATGGTTCTCGCTGTCGGCGCTCACAAGGTTCCGGTAGTTGTTATTCCAAACAGCATCATGCCTTCCGACACGACAACGACCGAAGGCAAGACGATCATTCCGTTCAAGATCGGCGATCTCTTCGAGGCTGTAAAGCTTTTCGACCGCCAGCAGCTCACGATCGGTGTTTCCAGTGAAGCAGCAGTAACCGGATTCAACGCATTCGAGCAGGATATGACTCTTTTCCGTGGTATCGATCGTCTCGATGTTGAGGTAAAGGACAAGGATGCTGTCGTAAACGGCACGATCACAGTCTGATTAGTAGATTACTAATACCGCCGGGTTTCCGGCGGTATTATTACGGAGGTAAACATTATGACATGGAATGAGGCTATAAATCAGTCGCTGGCAGATGTGCAGGCCTCCGGAATCATGGATGAGATGCGCGGATATCTGAAGATTGATGGCAACGATGATGATGCTATCCTCTTTCAGTGCGTAAAAGCATCCATTGATTATATTGTGAATGCAGTCGGTGAGTTTGATGAAGACAGTCCGAAAGCTGTACTTCTCATGTATGCGATCACGCAGGATTTCTATGATAATCGACAGCTCATGCAGTCTGAGATTCAGCAGAAGCTGAAGCAGCGCGAGAGTTTCAGGAGTGTGATACTACAGCTCCAGCTCGCAAAAGCAGAAAAGGATGATGCATCATGAGCATGGCGAGGGGAATCAATCCGGGAACACTCAACCGGCGAATAAAGATATACGGATACAAAGACATTGATGATGACCTGGGTGGCAGCAGGACCGTACTGGTTGAAAAAGCAGAGGTATGGGCGAATATTCATCCGACGAGAGGATCTGAGTTTCTGGAATATTATCGAGAATCGAACGAACTTCAATACAAAGTTACGATTCGATATCGTGATGATATTACGGTGAAAGATGTACTCGTTCGTGGAGATCAGCAGTTTACGATCCAGTCCGTGATAGATCCGAACGATGATCATTACGTTTTGGAAATCTATTGCACCGAATCGAAAGATAAGGAGGTGCTGTATGGCGGATAGTATGATGACATTCGAACTGCAGGGCCTCGATGATCTGATAGATGATATTCAGGCCGTATACAGAGAGTATCCGGACGAAACAGACAAAGAGATGAGAAAGGCTGCGACGGATTTCAAGAAGGACGTGAACGATAAGATGCCAGCCGATTATGCAAACGGCAAAACACCGATACCGAAGAAATGGAAGATCGAACGTGAAAAATCACTTTTTGGAGGCGGGTATACAGTCGCTTTTGATATTACGAACACGGCGAGGCACTGGCATCTCGTAGAGAATGGACACGAAGAGTGGATACCAATCTCTACGGTTCCATATATCATGAACAAAAGACAGTCGCATAATGAGTCTACACGAAAGAAACCTTCACACAAGACGAAAGCAAACGTGGTGCATAAAGGATTCATTCCAGGCAAGTTCTATTGCCGTGATACAAGAGCGGAATGGGCCAGCGGAGAGTTCGAAAAGCGTGTAAGGGAGCACCTCGAAAAGATTCTGGCGAGGCACAACCTATGATTTATTCCGTGACGGACGTTAAAAAAGCATGTAATAAGCTCCTCCGGTCAACGTTCCCGGAGATCACGATCTACAATAACGATACTCTGGACGGTTATAAGAGACCGTCATTTTTCACGGAGATCCGGCAGAATGGATCCACAAAGAAATATGCGAGATATGTGAAAGAGTTCGGATATACATTTATCATCACGCTGTTTGAAACAACGCATGATGAATCGTATTGTCTGGAAGTCTATCAGAAGATCGCAGATGCATTCAGAGACAGGATTACGATTGTAAACTCGAATGGCGTGAAAAAGTATATGAGCGTCGATAGCATAGAGTATTCCTGGATTGATGAACATTCAGACAAACTCCAGGTGATGGTTAATTTCGATCCGGTTCGAGAGCTGGGTGATGAGCCTGAACCGACAGAACCGGTGATGGAAGATCTAAATGTCACAGTAAATAACTAAGAAAGAAGGAGAAGAACAGCATGAAAGCACCAAGTGTAAATATTGCGTTCATCGAAAAGGCAGCGACAGCGATCGAGCGGACCGCGAGAGGCATCGTAATGATGATCCTCAAGGAAGAAACGTTCGAGACTGCAGATTACGAGATCCTCGATACATCGGATATTCCTTCCACACTGTCTGCAGAGAACCAGGCAGCTATCACGAGGGTACTGTATGGTTATCAGACCACACCGACGAAGGTTCTCGTGCATCTCATCAAGTCTGATGCAGAAGGACTCGATGAAGCATACAAAGCAGCAGAGGATTATATCGCTGCGAAGAAGTGGAATTACCTCGTAGTTCCGACAGCACAGACCGATGGAAAGGCACTGGAGCTGTCCACATGGATCAAGACGCAGAGAACCATCAACCACAAGTCGTTTAAGGCAGTGCTGCCGAACGTGACTGCAGATAATGACGGTGTAACGAACGTGACAATGGGTTATACGGATTCCGATGGCACTGAATTGACTGCAGAACAGGCATGCGCAAGAGTTGCCGGAATCATTGTAGGCACTCCGTTCACAATGTCCTGCACATACGCTCCGGTTACAGAAGCACTCGGATGCCCGGCAATGACTCCGGAGGAGAAGGACGAAGCAGTGAATGCTGGTAAGCTCATCTTCTTCTGGGATGGCGAGAAGGTAAAGATCGTCCGTGGTGTCAACTCGTTCGTGACAACGAATGATGTGAAGAACAACAGCTTCAAGAAGATCAAGCTCGTTGATGCGATGGATATGATCTCTGATGATATCCGTGAGACAGCAGAGGACAGCTATATCGGTAAGTATGCAAATTCTTACGATAACAAGTGCCTCCTGATCTCTGCAATCAACGCATATTTTGATACGCTCATCGCAGAAGGCGTAATTTCCGCTGGTAAAGCATCGCTCGACCTGGCAGCCATCCGGACATACATCAAGTCAAAGGGCGGAAAGTTCGTAAACGATGCCGGTGATATGGCAGAGCTGGCAACAGCAACAGATGAGGACATCAAGAAGGCGAATACCGGATCCGATGTATTCCTCACTGCGAATGTTTCACTGCTGGATGCTATCGAAGATATCACGCTGAACATCTACATCGGTTAATGGAGGTACACGATAATGACTGGTTTTGAATCTGAACAGGTTATGAACGGCACCTATGGACAGGTGTGGATCGATGGACAAGAGATGGCAGAGGTAAACAAGTTCTCTGCTGAAGTCGCAATTTCTTATGACGATATCAAGCAGGCACGGAAGCTTATGGATGGCAAGAAGATGGTATCCATGAGCGGATCCGGATCGGCAACGATGGCACACGTATCGTCTTACATGGTAAATCTTCTTTCTGATGCTCTGAAAGCCGGAAAGGTTCCGGATATTACGATCGTCGGAAAGCTGGATGATCCGAGCGCGATCGGCGGTGAGAGAGTTGCTCTCTATCACTGCAAGTTCGATAAGCTCACGCTGATGAACTGGGAGCATGGCAAGTCTGGTGAGGATGAAGCTCCTTTCACGTTTGAGAATTGGGATATTCTCGATAAGACAAAGTAATAAACACAATGACATGAGACCGGTGCGGATATTCCGTACCGGTCATATTTTTGAAAGGAAATGAGCATAATGAATAATATTGATTTGATGATGAAGATGGACAGCGGGAAATTAACCGTTGCTCCTACTAGAGATATAACCGTAACTGTTGGCGATGAAGAAATGACATGGAAGATCAAGGCACTCGCAGGAAAGAGATTCCAGGAACTCAGTGGAAAGGCCGTAGATGATGATGGCAACGTGGATATGGAGCGTGCCTATGAAGCGAACCTCCTTCTGTGTTCAGAAGGTGTTGTGGATCCTGATCTGAAGGACAAAGAGCTGATGGCACATTTCGGCGCAGCTACTCCGGCAGATCTACTCGATAAGCTGTTTAAGTATAACGGCGGTGAGATCGGAAGAATTGCGGATGCCATCGTTGATCTGTCCGGTTACGGTAAGGACACAAAGAAGAAAGTAAAAAACTGATAGACACGGATCCGGAGATACGGACAGCGTATATCCTCTTCCGTGAAAAGAATTGGAAACCATCGGATTATCTGATGATGAATCCTTCGGAGCAGATCGTTACGGAAGTTTTTCTCGAAAGAGAGATCAAAGAGAGAAACGATGAACAGAAAGCTCTGGAGAGAAAGATGAATAGAAGATGAGCAGCAGAGTAATTGATGCGGTTTTAAAACTGAGAGATGAATTTACAGGACCGATGAAAAAATCTCTGTCGCTAATGACGGAGGCTTCCAAGGACGGAGCGAAAGCTCGTAAGAGTATAGCGAAGACCGGTGAAGCAATTAGCGGACTCGGCACGAAGCTAACTGCCGGTATCACTCTCCCGCTCGCCGGGGTTGCGACAGCTTCCGTGTCATCGTTCGGTGAAGTCGATAAATCGATGCGTCTCGTCGAAGCAACGATGGGAGAAGCTGCCTGGGCAACAGGAGACCTCGAAGGGGAAATGAAGAAAGCTGCAGCATCATCCGTATTCGGAATGCAGGATGCTGCAGATGCATCTCTGAATTTCGCACGGCAGGGTTTTAATGCACAGGAAGCTGCAGCAATGCTGAGTCCTGCACTAAGTCTGGCAGCAGGAACTGCAACAGACCTCGCAGATGTAACCGGAGGACTCGGCAATTCAATGAAGATCTTCGGATTACAGTTCGATGATGCAGCGTGGGCAGCAGATACACTCGCGAAAGCGCAGGCATCTGCGAATACAACAACGCAGGATCTGTTTGATTCAATCTCAATCGCCGGTCCGGTCGCTAAATCGGTCGGATGGGAAATGGATGAGCTGGCAACAGTAACAGCAGCTCTCGGAAATGCTGGAATCAGTGGTTCAGAAGGTGCAAATGCCATCAAGACAGGTCTCGCGCGTCTCGCTTCTCCGGCAAAACAGGGAGCTGAATGGATGGAAAAGCTCGGAATCAATGTGTTTGATGAATCCGGGCAGATGCTGAACGCTGTCGATGTTCAGAAACAGCTGCATGATTCCTTTGCAGGACTATCGCAGCAGGAACAGCTCTCAGCAGCATCCGCGATATTCGGTAAAGAGCAGATGAGTAAATGGTTATCACTCATCAATACGGCGCCGGAGAGCTTCCAGGGACTTCAGACAGAAATAGCAAATTCTAAGGATTCAGCAGAAAACATGGCTGATTCACTGATGAACGGTGTCGGAGGTTCTATCGAGAAGCTAAAATCGACATGGGATGTAGCAAAGTATGATATCGGTCAGACGATCGGAGAGGTCGTACAGCCGTTTATCGATAAGGTAACAGAGGTAATAAACTGGTTCACAAGTCTCGATGAAGAGGGACGAAAGCAGATCATCAGAATGGCAGGAATAGCTGCAGCTGTCGGGCCGGTGCTGTTGGTATTCGGCAAGATGGTTACAAATGTCTCGAAACTTCTCGGAGTATTTGCAAAGATCAAGCAGGCAGCAGGCCTCCTGAAAGCAGGATGGCTCGCACTGAATGCACCAGCTGCAATCGTGGTCGGTGCTCTGGCAGCGTTGGTCGTTGCGGGTGTCCTGATTTATAAAAACTGGGACAAGATCAAAGCAAAAGCACAGGAAGTCGGACAGACGATCATGCAGAAGTTCGGAGGACCGATCTCGAAGCTGGTCGCACAGTTCAAGTCGTTCGTTTCTGCAGCGAGAACAACATTTACAGGAATATGGAACACGATTCAGCAGAATATGCAGAAAGCTTCGCAGACGCTGGGACCGGTAATATCCGGGATCATTCAGAACATTAAGGGAGTGATAGAGACAATCGTTCCGGTCATTCTGAATGTCGGAACATCAATCCTTGCGAACGTTCAGCAGCTAATCACGAATATCGGTCCTGTGATCCAGGGGATTATTAATTTTCTCACACCGATACTAACATTTATCGTCGGAACATTCTGGAGCGGGATAAGTGGAGTGATCAGTACATTAGGGCCTACGATCTCGAATCTGGTGACTGATATCGGAGGATATATAAACGGTATCATGGATGTTCTGAACGGAATCATTACATTCATAACGGGTGTTTTCACAGGAGACTGGGGAAAAGCATGGCAGGGAATCAAAGACGTATTCTCTGGAATCATCGAGCAGATCACATCACTGATAAATGGTGTAAAGGATGCAGTAGGAGGAGTTGTCGAAGGAGCGAAGGGATTCGCAAAGGGCGTAGGCAATTTCGTGACGAGCCATCTGCCAGGGCATGCAGCAGGAACAGTTTACTGGAGAGGCGGTCCGACAAGAGTAAACGAACGCGGTGGTGAGATCCTAGATCTCCCGCAGGGAACTCGTATAATACCAAATGATGTATCGCGTTCAATGTCCAGCAGCGTGAATATTCCAAAGCTGGCTGATCAGATAATCGTCCGCGAGGATGCTGATATTGATCGCATCGGCGATATGCTCGTAAGACGCTTGCAGGGTGCATCCGGAGCAATGGGGGTCGCATAAATGGAGATATGGATTAAAGGATCACGAAGATTCAGATTTCCGGTGCTTCCGCCCGGATATGATGTAACATCAGAAAGAGACAATCAGACTGTCGATATCAACTCAATCGGAGAGATCGACCTCGGAGGAAACCGAAAACTTCGGGAAATATCATTTTCATCGTATTTTCCGAGGAAAAAGGATGAATACGAGTCCGGCGGGCACAGATCTCCGGAGAGCTGCGTAAAGACGATCGAGAAGATAAAAAACGGCGGGCCGTGTAAGCTTATCATCACAGGCTCGCCGGTTAATTTCCGGTGCCGTATCACATCGTTCACATACAGCGAGCAGGACGGTACCGGAGACATTCATTTTTCAATAACATTTAAGGAGCACAGAGGTGTCAGCATCGGATCTTCAAGTGTTATCCCAGTCGCTGGGATGCACTAACTCATACGAATCCGGGCGAATCGCTCCGGAGAAAAAAACACAGAATTATACGGTACGAAAGGGAGAGGGACTCGAAGAAATCGTGATGCGACTCACGGGTTCTCATAACTGGAGACCGGTTTATGAACTGAATAAGGACGCGATCGGAACGAATCCGAACTATATCGCGGAAGGGACGGTGCTGATCATTCCGGAGGCGATCGATCATGATAGCGATACTTTTGACTAAACCACAAACGGGAATTGTATACAATATCACGCAGGCGGTATCGTCGGTAAAATGGTCCGGAGCATATAACAAGGCATGCAGACAGCTGGAGATATCATATATCAATTCCAAATATATCTCCGTGCCTCGGATTGCTGCCGGAGATATTCTGTCAGCATACGATTATCCGTCGATGGATGAGATATTTTACGGCATGATCTTCGGGACGGAGAGAAGCTCCGCGATCGGGACATTGACATACACTGCCTATGATCCGATGAAGCATCTACTGGAATCGAAGGGACAGTATGTATTCTCGAACATCACTCCGGAGGCGATCGCGCAGCAGGTATGCGCGGATGCACAGGTGCCGGTGCGGTTCCTGTATCCGACAGGTGTAAACATTAAATCGCTGATCTGCAACAACATGACATATTACGATATCATCATGGCAGCATACACGAAAGCGAAGAAGATCCTCAACAAGACATTTTTCGCGATGATCTACAAGCGCGGATTCAGTGTGTACCATGCAAAATGGTTTGTGAAGGGGTTCGTGCTGAGCGACAGATCGACGATATACAGTTCCGATATCACAGAGAATTTCACGAGCGTGGTGAACCGTATCCAGATCCTGGACGATAAGAACAAGATCGTCGGACAGGTACAGGACGCGGATTCCATCAGCCGTTTTGGGATATTCCAGGATACATATACACAGGAGCAGGGTGTGGATCCTGCAACGGCAGCAGGCACGAAGCTGAAGACGCTGCCGGACCAGGAGATAAAGATCGATGCAGTCGGAGACATTAACTGCATCGCAAATTATTTCGTCCCGCTGCATGATGCAGCGACAGGGTTGAACAGTCGGTACTTCATCGAATCGGATGAGCATACCTGGCAGAACGGTATACACACAATGAGTCTGAAGCTCCGGTTTGATGCCATCATGGATACGAAGGATGCTTCGGAAGAGGAGGAGAAGTAATGTGGGATGCTGATATGATCGATATCCTCCGTAACGAAGGTGCCGTGAAGAATCCTGAAGGGATCATTACCGGGGAGATGACCGGACCGAAGAGCATGAAGATTGGAAATCTAAACCTCACTGCTGCGAATCTCCTGTTTCTGCAGGGCACGACATCGAAGGTCGCGACAGCTGTCGCAGGACACTGCCCGGCGGACGGTGAGCTGAAGGACAAGACAACATATCTTCCTGCGCTGGCAGCAGGCGATAAGGTCGCATGCGTGAGGCTGGGAGAAGATTATTACCTCGTTCTGGGAAAGGTGGTGAGCTGATGGCAAGTCTGCTTCCTTCCTTCATGGAAGATGAGATAAACAGCATGCTGCAGTCGGAGGAAGCTTCGACAGCCAGCACGAACACGTTGACGATTCCGGAGGAATACGGGATAGATTTCAAGACCGGACAGATGACCGGAAAGATCGTCCAGGGACTCGAAGCGATAAAGGTATGGATATGGCAGTGTCTCCACACGGAGCGCTTCCGATATCCGCTTTATTCATGGCAGTACGGTACGAGACTGGAGCAGTACATCGGGCACGTTCTGTCGGATGAATATCTCCAGGCGGATTGTGAGGATGAGATTACGGAAGCATTGACGGTCAATCCTTACATCACAGGACTTGAAGATTTTGCTGCCGAAAAGGAAGACGATCACATGACGATATCTTTTCGCTGCATCACGACTCTCGGAGATATAGAGGTAAACGAAAATGTATGAGGATAAAACGTATGAAAGCATCCTGTCGGATGCGCAGGATGAAGTAAGCGGAAATGTCCTGAAGACAGAAGGATCTCTCGTGTTCAATGCGCTGTCGGCACTGGCCTATGAGATGTCGAAGCTCTATCAGCAGATGGATTATATCATAAACCAGTCGCATGCGGAGTCTGCAGATCTCGAACATCTGATCCTGATCTGTAATGACAGAGGCATCATCCGGAAGACAGCGACGCATGCTTATGTGGAAGTGACTGCGAATGTCTCGATTCCGGTCGGAACGAGATTCTCTCTGAAAGGGTATAATTACCGGATCACAGAGGAGACCGATACTGCGAACCATGTACACACGGCGATCGTCGAGGAGACGGGATCCGGAGCGAATGAGTTGACAGGAGAGCTAACCGTGATCGATCATGTGGACGGTCTGAACGTTGCGACGGTCACAAAAGCATTGATCCTTGGAGAAGACGATGAGACGAAGGACGAGCTGTACAAGCGGTACCTGGAATCATTCCAGACGGGATCCTTCGGAGGAAATATTGCAGCATACAAAACGACCGTCAATGCGATAGATGGTGTCGGTGGGTGCAAGGTGTATCCGGTATGGAACGGTCCGGGGACGGTAAAAGTCGTGATCGCATCCTCTGCAAACGGTGCTATCTCTGATTATTTGCTGAATCAGATCAAGGAAGCAGCCGTGCCTCCTGAGAAGGGAACGGGATACGGGTTCGTGCCGATCGATCATACGGTCACGTTCGAATCTGTCGAGGAAGTTCCGCTCGTGATCACAACAAACATCACGTTCGAGGATGGATATACATGGTCATCGACAAAGGAAGAGATCGAGAACGCGATCAAGTCGTACATTGCATCGATCGCGAAGGAGTGGATGGACCAGGATTACACGGAGAATGTCACGGTTTACATTTCGCGTCTCGAATCGAAGGTGCTGGATGTTGCAGGGATAAAGGACATCACAGGAACGACGCTGAACGGAAGTACGTCAAATCTCGCGCTCGCATGGAATCAGATTCCGACATTCAGTGAGGTGAGCTTACAATGAAAACACTAACACCGGACACAGGGCATTATTTTCCAACACACATAAAGAAGATTGATGAGTTCAAAGAGATAGCCGGTGCTTATGACAAGACCATTGCAGTCGCGTGGAAGAATCTCGGAGCGATATATGATAACAATTACTTCGACGGGATGGATGAAACAGAGTGCGAATATTGGGAGAAACGGTTCGGTATAACCGTGAATCCTTTGGACACTCTGGAGGACAGGCGGAACCGGCTCAGAGGATACAGCGTATCGAATCTCCCGTACACGGAAAAAAAGATGCGCGAGATGCTCACGGCGATGTGCGGGACGGACGGTTTCACGTTCGTGCCGGATCCATCCGTAAAGAAATTGACGGTCGGTGTGAAGCTCACAGGGAAGCAGCTGATCGCGAATATCACGGAGATCCTCCGGAAGATGATCCCGGCAGACATGGAGCTGGAGGTCGTGCTTCTCTATAACCAGCACAAACGCTTCCGGATCCTCACGCACACACAGCTTTTGAAGTACACACACGAGGAGCTTCGCACGAGCATGGATTTCCAGTGGCACGAGGATATCAACGCGAAGGTGGCACGCTCACGGCATTCAGATCTCGCTGCAATGAAGCATGTAAACATTATGCTCGGAGGCAAGGAGATCGAGGATCTCGGATTAAGAGAGTAAAAAGAAGCATCCGAAAGGGTGCTTTTTTAATACATATTTTTAAGAAGGAGAGAATGTAGATGGCAACGTACACAGAGAATTACAATCTGGTAAAGCCAGCGCAGGCGGATTTCTACAATGTGGACGATTTCAACGGAAATGCAGACATCGTGGATAAACAGCTGAAAGCACTCGCGGATCTGATCGAACAGAACAAGGGCGCGAGTGATAAGGAACTCGCGAAGCTCGCGCTGAAATATTTTCAGTCAACGCGGGTACCGATGGAGAACCTAGGCACGGCGGTAACTGCAGAGCAGCTGTCCTATATCGAGAACGGAGAGGGATATCAGCTCGGACTCGGAAGCTATTGGGATGACCAGGCGCAGGGAATCGTGTGGAGGATATGGGATTTCGACAAATTCTATAACACCGGAGATACGGCGCTGAAGACTCGAAATGCCTGCGTATTACCGGATGCGAATCTGATACATGCAGATGATTCAACTCATTACATGAATGATTCAGATACAACAGCGAACGGATACAACGGTACAAAGTACAGATCCACATACAGACCACAGTGCAGGACGAAGTTCGCGAATTTCTTCGGATCCGCTCATATCGTGACACACAGAGAATTACTTTCGAATGCAGTTTCGAACGGAGCTGCATCCGGATGGTCATGGTACGATTGCGATGTGGAGCTTCCATCAGAGGAAATGATGTACGGTCATGGTGTATGGGGTACATCAACAATCGGAGGTGGAAGCGGATGTAATGTCGGAAATGCATGGGGAAGATTGGCACTATCGTTGTTAAAACCGGAATTTGTCTGCAACCGTGAGAATTATTGGCTGCGAAATGTTGTTTCCGCGTCGGCTTTCGCGCTTGTCGACGACTACGGCCGTGCCGACTACACCGGCGCGTCGCATCCGCGTGTCGGCTTCCGCCCCTTCGCTTTAATCTCTTAATCAGGAATCGCGCGGGCATGTCCCGCGCGTATATGAGGATATATGAAAGAAGAAAAATGGTGTTCAAAACAGCATGAGGATAAAGAAACAAAATTCGATGTATTTGAAATGTCGGATGCTGTAAGAAAAACCATAGACGAGTATACCGAAAGAGATTTCGATATCGAAAATGTCAAAGATCCGCGCAGAAGAAGAAAAATCGTCCGCGAGTTCGATTTTATAAATGACTGCGCGAGAGATATCGGGTCGTACAGCCGTGCAGCAAATGTGATTTATATCGACGATGATGAATCATACAGCCAGAGGAAAAGCTGGTGGAATCTCGCGAAAGGATCATGCGCGAAGCTGCGAGGAGAGTTCAAACACATCGCTGAATATGTGGATAAAGATACAAATGTTCAGAAATATGTGGATATGAACGACGATATCATAAAGATCGAGACGAAGATCACGAACGTGATGAAGTCCGATCACAGAAGGTTCACTCAGAAAAATACTCTGAAGCAGAAAGAAGCTAAGAAACAGAGAGAAACACAGAAAGAATAATAAATGATATAGGTCATCTTTTGATGTTGTTTCCGCGTCGAATTTCGCGAATGTCAACGACAACGGCAATGCCAACTACAACAACGCGTCGAATCCGAATGTCGGCTTCCGCCCCTTCGATTTTTAACTCTGAGGAGCGAATAATCAGCTCCGCACAAAGAGATTAAAAAGGAAAAGATGTTCCTGCTTGATAAGGGCAAAATAATGCAGAAAGCAGATGCCGGTGATTACGATTGCAGGCTGTAAACTGCAGATAGCATAAATTTATCAAATGACTAATTCTGAAAAAATCACATGTGATGCCGGGAACCCCTACAGAGCTTTTCAGAATGCGAGGGAAAGCTCTCCTAAGAAGTGTTCCACAAAGAGGATGTCACAGCATGTTCTGGACGAGATAAAAAGAGCGCAGGATGAGCTGCACAATAGAACATGGACCATTGAAAAATTAAAACCTTTTATCATCTATGAGAGAGGACACAAAAGAAAGATTCAGGGAAACACTCCGTATGACCGGATGATCATTCACAGCTTCATTGATAACTATCTGTTTCCGAAGATCCAGCCGTTTCTTATGTACGACAATTATGCGTCGCAGGCAGGGAAAGGACCGGACATGGCGAGACAGCGCTTTGAAGACTATATGCATCAGTGCTATCGGAAGTACGGGACGAACCATTTTTTTGTACTTATCATAGATTTCAGTAAATTTTACGACAATGTTCGTCATGACAAGCTGATGAGGTCGCTGGATCCGATCATTCACGGAGATGATTTCGCGATATGGTTCATAGAAACCATTCTGAAGAGCTTCGAGGTGGATGTGTCGTACATGACAGATGAAGAATATGCTGTATGCCTGGATGAGAAGTATATAGCACTGGATCACATAGACGATCCTCCGGAGATGCATACCGGAGAAAAGTTCATGAAGAAGTCGATAAACATCGGGAATCAGGGATCACAGGATTTCTCCATCTTCCTGCCGACACCGATCGACAACTACATAAAGATCGTGAAGGGGATCCCGGAGGCCGGGCGGTATATGGATGATTATTCTGTCATGAATATTTCAAAGGAGTATCTCTGGAAGCTTCTCGATGAGATAAGACCGATCTGTAAAGATCTCGGATTATTCATAAACGAGAAGAAGACACAGGTATATCCGGCATGGAAGTGCGTGAAATATCTGAACCGGCGGTACACGATGACCGACACCGGACATCTGATCATTACTCTCTCACCGTCAACGGTAACGAGAGAGCGCAGGAAGCTGAAAAAGATGAAGGGTTTAATGGAAAATGGAGAGAAATCCTATAAGGAGATCGAGAACCAGTATAAATCATGGATCCGGAAGTTTGCAGCCAGAATGAGCAAAAAGCAGATCAGAAACATGGACGATCTGTTTAACGATTTGTTTGTAAATCCATTTATAAGAGGTGTAAAAAATGAAGATTAAACTCGCAGACGGAACAGAGCTAACAGCAACGCTCAATGGTAACAATTACATCGTGAAGGGTGACAAAACATCGAAGATCACTGCAGAGACCGTGAAGACACTAATGGTCGATGGTGAGACCTTTGAGAATATGGCACTCGACAGTGTGCGGTATGAAGAGAAGCAGACATGGTTCGTCGTACATAAGAAGACACCGGAGGAGCTGCAGAAGGAAGCGGGTGCTGCAGAGATCGAATCTCTGAAAGCACAGCTTGCAGATGCGAATACCGCAACAGCAGAGCTTTCTGAGCTAGTAGGCACATTAATGACTGCATAAAAGGAGGATGATCATCGTGACATTTACAGAAGATTCAGGACTCGTTAAGGTATGGGTACGACTCATCGAGCAGGGGAAGAAGACTCTCGACCAGGTGCCGAAGATCTACAACCTCCGGGAAGTCGTTGAGGAAGTATTGAACAGCCACAAGACAGATGAAGAATAATTTCGAATGCGTGTTCAGGAGAGCGGATGGATTCTGCATAAGACAGCAGATCATGAAATGCTATACGAAGCAGTGCAACAGGTATTTTCATTGTGACAGCTGCAAATATTATCTCTACACGACTTCACAGGAACCGTGTGAAGACTGTTATCTGCAGTCTAAAGAAACCGTGATCGAACACGTCATGAAAGGAAACACATGAAACCTAAACCTCATATTGATGTTCCGAGCACACTGAGAGACAGACCGTTCTTCGGTCTTGAACTCGATGAAGAGCAGAAGAATTTCCGTGATGCCGTATGGGATCCGGAAACGATCATCACATTCTGCAATGCGAAAGCCGGGACGGGTAAAACGACCATCGCGGTCGGTGTAGCGTATCTGCTGTATTATTATGGGATCGTGGATGGCATTACTTACGTAGTATCGCCGACACAGGAACAGATACAGGGTTTCATTCCGGGAAGCATCGAGGAGAAGAGCGAGCCGTATATGGGAGCGCTCGAAGATGCACTCGAAACGGTCGGATTAAATCCGATGATGGTCATCGCATCCAGCGACAACGTGCGCGGGATGAAGGACGGGACAGCGTTCGTGAGTCCGATCACGCATACATTCCTGCGCGGACGTGATGTAAAGCGGAGAGCGATCATCATAGACGAAGCACAGAATTATTACGTGTCGGATCTCAAAAAGACACTTACGAGACCTCATGATGACTGCAAGATCATCGTGATCGGACACACAGGGCAGATCGATCTGTACAAGCATCCGGAAAACAGCGGGTTCGCCGTAATGCTGGAACACTTCCGGGAGCAGCAGGATCCGAGAGCAAAGGTATGCGAGCTACATCGCAATTATCGAGGATGGGTTTCGAATACCGCCGACGAGGTGCTGTCCGAGATCGAGAAAAAAATACGATAAACAGGAATCGAGGGGAATGGACATGAGCACAACGATAATTGTAGCCATAATCGGAAGTAACGGATTATGGACGCTGATTCTCTATCTGATTCAAAGAAGAGACAAAAAGAAGGATCCGGAATCACAGCTCCTTCTCGGAATTGCTCACGACAGGATCGTATTTTTATGTCGTAAGGCATGCGAGCGTGGATGGACAACAGAAGGAGAGATGGACAATATCACTCAGATCTACAAGCCATACGCAGAGCTTGGAGGCAATGGCACCGGAAAAGAAATGTATGAACGGTATATCAATCTACCATTGAAGGGAGAAGAATCATGAAGGATGCAGCATATTGGAAGAAATGGGCAGCTGCTGCAGGAATCCGCGCGGTGAAGACCTTCGCGCAGGCATTCATCGCAGCGCTTCCGACAACAGCAGCCACACTCGGATCTGTAAACTGGACGATGGCAGCATCGACAGCAGCACTCGCTGCAGTGATCTCGCTTATGACATCTGTCGCAGGCCTGCCGGAAGTCCCGGTGGATTAAGATTCCGACACGAATCAGCCGTGCTGAAATAGAAAAACAAAAATCTAACTAAAAGAAAGGAGGTATCTCCTTTTCTAACAACTCTGACATTTTGTGTTCGCAATTCCCGGCGCTGATTGCCGGGGATTTTTTTGTATGGAGGGAAATATGGTAAAGGGAATCGATGTATCTTCCATCCAGGGGAGAATTAACTGGAACAAGGTGAAAGCTGCTGGAATCGAAGCTGCTATCATCCGGATCATCCGGAAGCGTGGAAATGATGAGTGCTTCGAGAAGAATTTCACGGAGGCGAGGAACGCTGGAATTAAAGTCGGAGTGTATGCCTATTCTTACGCACTGGATACGGATTTCGCGATCGAAGAAGCGAACCGTGTTCTCGATGCGCTGAACGGACGGGTACCGGACATGCCGATCTGGCTGGATCTCGAATGGGAGAACCAGGGAGCGCTCGGAAAGAAGAAAGTAACAGCGATCGCAAGAGCATTCATGCAGCGGATCAACGAAGCAGGCCTCCAGTGCGGGATCTATTCTAACCAGTCGTGGCATAACAAGTTGATCGATTGGGAAGCTCTCGGAAATCCGGATTGGTGGGCAGCGCGTCCGGGTAATACTCCGGTCGGTGCCTATGTGATCCATCAGTATGATTTTCACGGATGGGTGGACGGGATTTCGAAAGAGGTGGATCTCGATTATTTTTATCAGGAATATTGGAACAGAAAAATGACATATCCAAAATGGATAAAGAATGGAGATGATTGGTATTATCGCCTCGCAATGGGAAAGAACGCACACGGCTGGATGAACATCAACGGAAGAAGGTATTATTTCGATGAGAACGGAAAGATGCTGAAGGGATGGTTCACTGTGGACGGAAAGAAATATTACGGTGAGGAGCAGGATCCGAAGACAGAGGGAGCTGTTTACCGGACCGATGAGACCGGAGCACAGAGTATATGGATGGTGTAATTTAACTCAATTACAATGATTTGACTGGCTGTTAATTTTGTTAATTTTTAAAGTCAAAGGGTGTTAATTCTGTTAATTCAGCACCGGGAACGCCGTGCCAGGTTATTATTTTTTCAATATAAAAACCATAGGGTTGTAACACTTGGAAAAGTCTACATTCTGTCTACATTTCAAAAGGTTTAGGAAGTGATGGAAAAACGCAAAAAGTGAAAGACCATACGGAATATTGGCTTAAATACTGGCTTTCTGAAGATGAAAAGACGCAGAAAAATGCAGAAAATGAACGGTATTAAGAATGGGCAATAACCCTATGGTGGGTTGTACCGTATCGGTTGCGGTTGCAGTCGCTGAAGCTGCGAAAGCGCATAAATTCTAAGGTTTTTAAAATCTGAGAGGCGGGGAGAAAAATCTCCTCGCCTCTTTTTTCGTGGAAAAGTCTACAAAAAGTCTACATTTTTTCAAGATGTAGACTTTTCTGCGATCTGATTCAGGATATCGACAGACATTTCCTCCATGTTTCTCGTGACAGATGCGTAGATTTCCATCGTCTCTTTCAGCGTCTTATGTCCGAGCCTCTTCTGGACATCCTTCGGATTCGCTCCGTGATCCAGCAGCATCGTGCAGTGTGTTTTCCGGAGGGAATGATAATCAAAATCAGTGATTCCGAGATCGTGAGACACGACGCGGTTCACCTGTGCCATCGTGCGAGGGCGGATCAGCGTGCCATTCTTACGGACCATCACAAAATGATGATTGCCTGGGAGACCGGCAGGAGATGGAACCACATTGCCGGATGCATCTGTGCTGTATTCCGTGAAGTATTCTCCGTAATCAGCTGCAGATGAAGAAAGCTCATCTTTATAGGCACGAAGCTCCGAGAGAAGCAGATCAGGCAGCAGGAGTGAACGCACGCTATCGTATTTCGGCATCGTGAGATAAATAGGCTGCAGCTGCGAGCGCCTCTGCCGTTTACCGCCGGACACATTCACATCTTCTCTGTACTGCAGCTGTCTGTTTACGGTGAGCATCCCGGTCTTAAAGTCGATATCCTCCCAGCAGAGACCGAATGCCTCGCCGATCCGGAGGCCTGCATAGTATCCGACCATCAGAGGAAGGTGCGAGGGGTGCCCGATCGGATAGCGCTTCATGATCATCTTCCATTGCTCCTCTGTGATCACGATGTGCGGGCATTCCTCTGAAGGAACATCCGGAACCGCACGGGGCAGCGGGAGTCGTGTGGAGAGTGCCGGATTAAATTTGATATATCCGAGCCGTACAGCATAATCCAGTGATCCGGTGAGGTTTCCTTTGATATTTGACAGGGTATTTCTCGATAAACCGGTATTGAACATCTCATTCAGAAACTGCTGGATGCGTGCAGCATTCAGCGACCGGAGATAGTATTTTCCGAGCCGAGGTTTCACGTACCTTTCGATCCTCTTCCGGTATCCGGACTGCGTGGAATACTTGCAGTTTATACTTACGTAGTCACGCATCCATTCGTCCAGGAAATCAGAAAAAGACAGCTCACACGGTTTCTTCGAGGATCCGGTGTTCAGATATTCCTTCAATGCTTCGGATCCTGCAGTGATGGCCTCCGCTTTCGTCCTGAATCCAGATTCGGAATACCGCTTCCGTTTACCGTCAACCGGAGCGATCTCGAAGGAGTATTCCCATTTACCGGACGGGCGCTTCCTTAATATCAATCCTGCCATAGATTGTCCTTCCTGGAAGGAAGTGCTATAATGATTTCGACAATAGATTCATACTCAAGCACACCTTCCGATGTGGCCCGCGCTGATTCCCAGTCGGCGCGGGTGTTTTTTATTTTAAAAGCGAAAAGTTTAACGAAACGTTTAATGTTTACGTTTCACGTGATAAAATAAAAATATCAGGATGCCCGGTGTTCGTGGGTTTTAACCTATGCGTTGCACCTTCCATAAATGGCTTGGCTCAGCGTGATCCCGTAGGGACTTTCACTGAATTAGCCGGGTTTTGCAGACACAGTTACCTGTGAGAGGGGCAATATTTTACCCTTGCTGCAAGGATCGTTATTGACAGATACTACACGCATGAGAGTTCGAGCACTGTCTGATACCGGGTTCACAACTTTTCTTGCATGAGTCTGTACTGCGAGGGCTGAATTGAGACCAGCATAAACACAGTTCACAGATTTAGCATAATGATCAAGCATAGAAACCTCATTCTGCAGCATATTCGTTTTGTTATCGTCAGGCTTTTTATCCTGGCCTCTGCATGTTACCATGCAGTTCAGCATATTTCATCGTCCTGATACCCGCCCGGAAACGAGCGGGATTTTTCATACCATCTTCTTGATTTCACGAAAATGGATGATTCATGATAAATAATCACAATATCGTGAAATAATTCTCTTAAATTACCTCCTTAAAAAGATGATTTAGGCCGTTGCGTTTTTATCAACCGTTGCATTTTTGGAAACAGTTGGAAGATCCAGCAGTTTATCGACGCTGGCCTGCTGATCTGGGTGGTTACGATATGCGATTATAAGATCACGCTCATGCTGAGAGAGATTAAGAACACTGATAAAATGATCAGACTCTCCGTGCAGATAATTCATATCAACATTGAAAAAGTCCGCAATCTTCTCCATAGTTTCAAAATCAGGTTCTCTTTTTCCGCGTTCATACATACTTATAGATGACTTGGAAACTTCTAATTTTTCAGCAAGCTGAGATTGCGATAAAAGTTTAGATTCTCTTAGATATCTCAAAATTGTACTGAACTGTGACATATCGCACCTCCATTTCCTAGTGGTTATTATTTTACACGCAACGTGTATTTTATTCAATAAAAATTACACGGTATGTGTTGACAGCCGTTCACGAACTGTGTATAGTAATTGATGTACACGAACTGTGCACAATCGATGAGGAAATGGAGGTAAATGAATGGAAATCGATACTCAGAAGATGGCGGAGAAGCTCGTGGAATTAAGAGCTGGAAGATCGCAGGCAGAAGTCGCGGAAGCGCTTGGAATCAGTGTTTCTGCATTAAGCATGTATGAGCAGGGACAGAGAGTTCCTAGAGATGAAATCAAAGTGAGAATAGCGAACTATTACAATGTGAGCATTCCATCTATTTTTTTTATCTTAAAAGGACACGAAACGTGCACGGCGATCGCATAAAAGAAGAGCAGGAAGGTAAATGTCTGATCAGCTGGTGCGGGAAAAAGAATTGTCCCAGGTGGTTCAGATACGGAGACAGCACATTACAGCTTGCAGATTTCATCGGTTCGAAGGAATGCATGCTGTACAAGAAAAAAGATGAAGGTAATTGAAGACACGGAAGACAGATACGGAGGCTATCCGATCATCTTCGAAGGAGCGAAGAACCTAGAACAGATCCATGAGTGGTTATATCAGAATTATCAGGGATATAAATTCGTGTTCTTGTTTGACGAGACGAAGGAAGAGTTCGAGCCGATCGGAAAGAGAATCTATGTGTACTTCCTGGACGGGATTGAAAAGGAGCTGAATGCCTACATGGGAAAATAGGCAGCAGGCGATAAAAGGAGACAGATTATGCAAAAAAAGAAAGATGACAAATTAAAAGTCGTTCAATCTGGTATGACGTTGGAAGAAATGAAAGCTCTATGTGAGGTTCTCAATTCAAAAGAGGTTTTCAAACATACGATTATTACTCCGGAAAGAGCTGAAATGTTCTTACAAAAAAATAAGCTTAATAGAAAAGTACAGCACACAAGAATTGATGCTTATGTGAGAGACATTGTAAACGGAAAATGGGATTTCACAAATGTAGAGCCGATTGCGTTTGACGAGGATGGAAATCTGATAAATGGACAGCATAGATGCATGGCAGTGGTAAGGGCCGGAAGACCTATTATATGCGCAGTCGTGAAAAATTGTAAAAGGGAAGCGATATTCGATAGGGGTGTTTTAAGGAGCACGGCAAATATTTTACAGATGCGCGGAATGTCAGGGCAGCTTTCAGACAAAGACTCTGTAGCAATCGCGAAGTTCATCATATTAAAGGAAAAAGGAATATCAGCGCCATCAGATTCAGAAGTTGAATCAGTTTTATTAAATCGAGCAGATTCCATTTTAAAGACGCTGGAAATTGCAGGGAATAACCACAATAAATCGAGCTTCCGCAATGTTTCGACAAGACAGACTCCGGTAAGAACAGCCGTTTATTATGCGATTGATTGTGGAGAAGATTCTGAAAGAATTAAAGACTTCTTAGAGATAGTGAGATCAGGGAAAGGCGCAGGATCGGATCAAACAAACGCAGCAGAGTATCTGAGAAATTACATTCTGGATCATTCGGTGAGAGGAAGAGTATCGAGAGATGTTTTGTTCTCCGTAGCACAGCAGGCGATAAGAGATTATCTCACAGGGAAAATCAGAAATAGGCAGTATCAGGAATCCAGTAAATCGAATCCTTATCTCAGTAGTTATTTAAAGAACAGAAAAGAAGAATCAGCATAAGGAGAAGATCATGGAAAAGTTCAGTTGGAAGGAACCTCAGAAACCGAAGGTGAGGAAGAACCGGATGACGGTGCTGAATGATCGTCTCTTTGATCAGATCGACAGACTGAGCGATGAAGGCCTCACCGGGGAGAAGCTGGATGAAGAAATAAAGAGAGCGGAAGCTGTCGCAGGCATTGCGAATCAGATCATCAATAACACAGGCCTCGAATACAAGGTAGCAAAGATGTATTCGGAGCAGGGATATGATATACGGACTCCGCTGTTTGACGAGGTGATCGAGATCGATGAGCAGGAGAACACCAGAAGAAGTAAAAAACTTCCTGGCTGAGTACATTCCGGGACATCATGACGAGGAAACGCTGCAGGAGCTTGCAGAGAGATTTCCATATTATCCGATGACGGAATCACAGCTCCGGAGCTGGAAGAAGAATCATCACATAAAGAACGGTCTCGTATATCACGGAGGAGGCGGGAATCAGTTTCCGAAAGAATATCTCCTGTTTGTGCAGGAGAATGCAGCAGGAATCAGTAATAAAGAGTTGCTGGAGAAGTTCACAGAGAGATTCGGTCCGGTGCTCACGCTGCGGCAGCTGAAGACATTCAAAAAGAATCATCACATCGATTCAGGACTCACGGGACAGTTCGTAAAAGGACAGGTTTCGTGGAATAAAGGTAAGAAATGGGATGATTTCATGAGCAAGGAATCACAGGAGCGTAGCCGGACACGGCAATACGGAAAAGGGCATCGACCTCATAACGCGGTGCCGGTCGGGACAGAGACCATAGATGTGGACGGATACCACAAGACAAAGATCGGAGAGCCGAACAAGTGGAAATTCACGCATCAGATCATCTATGAGGAGAATTACGGACCGATTCCGGAAAACAGCTGCGTGATCTTCCTGGACGGGAACAAGGATAATCTCGATCCGGAGAATATCAAAGCGATTCCGAGAAGCACGCTGGTGAGACTGAATCAGAACAAGCTGATTTTTAAAGACGGGAACCTTACAGAATCAGCGATTGTGATGACAGAACTGAATAAAAAGATAATCGAGATAAAGAAGGGCAGGAAGAAAAGATGATAGAAGCATTCGAAAAGTTTGGAGGAGTGCTGGAGATGATCGCGGGAGCACTCATGTTCTCAATGGGGCAGATGCTCGTGATGGGAGCTGTAGGAATTGATCTCATGTTCGGGATGTTCATGTGGGTAGCGGGAGGATTTTTAGCTGCTCACGGTCTCGAACGATTCGAGAAGAAGGTGGACGATGATGATGAGATTTGAGCAGGCGCTGCAGGCCATGAGGGACGGGAAGAAGATCAAGCGCGATGTGTGGTCGGACGGATCGTATGCATTCGCCTCGGATGAATCCGGAGAGATGGATGCGAGACTCGTGATCAGGAAGCATGATTGCCCGTTCGCTCTCTCGACAACAGATATTTTCGCGGAGGATTGGGAGGTCGTGCTGTGAATTTCAGAGATGTCTATCTTCAGAAGCTCACGAAGGATCTCCAGAAGCGCGGGGCAGATGTCGCTGAGATCAGAGAGAAGAAGCTATGCGGAGTCCCGTTCATGATCATCAAACGGGATGACGGTACGGAAGATCCTGTCGAGATATACGGAAAATCCGAGAAGGAAGCTGCACAGCTCGTATCAGAGAGGGCATTCCGGGAATATACGAGGATCGCAAACGAAAAGGAGATGAAATGGACGGAAGAAGCGAAAGCAGGATCGTCTATATGACAGAGGATATGATCCGGCTGTACACGGTGAAGGATACTGCGAAGCTTCTCGGAGTATCCGTGAATGATGTCCGGAAGCTGATCAGAGACGGAAGATTGAAAGCGTTTGATTTAGGGCGGTGGAAAATCAAAGGGGAAGAGATAAACAGGTTTATCGATTCTCTGCCGGAGATCAGTCCGGAGGAAGCTGCCATAGAAAACAAATGATCGTGAGTGCGGGAACACTCACGACCATCGACAGGTTAATTATAAAAAGATGACAAGGAGATTATAGCACAGAAAAAGAGAAATTACATCCTGCTGGTTCATCATGTCCGGATCCGATTCGAACGGTATCACGCGGGCACGATTGATCCATAAAAAAGACTCCTAAAAAGATATAGATGTGTTTTGCCGGGCATGATGCATCAGCGGGATGAAAAGGAACTGATGGCGAAAAGAACGAAGAAAAGCATAATTCCGGGTGACAGAGAGGACATGTGTTTTCTCTGCCATCAATTCGCCTCGTCTATGAATCCGCTCCAGGTGCATCACTGCATTCACGGGACGGGGAACCGAAGGCAGGCGGATCGGTACGGACTCACGGTCCACTTGTGTATGTATTGCCACATGAAGCTGCATGATCGGGGCGAGCATGATCTCGACCTGGAACGGAAAGCGCAGAAAGCATTCGAGCGGGAGTACTCGCGGGAGGAGTTTATGCAGATCTTCGGAAAGAGCTGGTTATAAAGAAGGGAGTGATGACATATCAATAAGGCAATTTTATCAGGAAGATTGACGAAAGCGCCGGATATCAGATACACGGCGGGAAAAGAGTCGATCTGTATCGCACGATGGACGCTTGCAGTCGATCGGAAAATTTCGAGGGACGCAAAGGAGAATCAGCAGAATCAGCAGACAGCGGATTTCATTTATTGCATCGCATTCGGTAAGACAGCGGAAGCTGCTGAAAAGTATCTCGTGAAGGGTACGAAGATCATCGTAGAAGGACGCATCCAGACGGGATCCTATACGAACAACCAGGGACAGAAGGTATACACGACGGATGTTGCTGTTGAGAACTGGGAGTTCTGCGAATCGAAGAAAGCATCCGAAGGGAATGCAGCACAGAACCAGCGCGGATCATCCGGAGGATATCAGCAGCAGAGCAGGCAGCAGGCACCGGAAACAGACAAGGATGGTTTCATGAACATCCCGGACGGGGTGGAAGACGAAGGCCTTCCGTTTAACTGATGGCGTGGATCCTCTATATTCCGATAGTTGTATTTATAGCACTAACTCTGTGGCTTATGAGGTGAAAAGATGACGAAGAACGATGCGAAGGCAATAAAGGACGCGAGGCAATTCCTCATCCGGGAAAAGAGCGAGTTCATCCTGTACAACAATATTCTCGAAGATATCGATATCAGTACATATGAAAAAATAATGGATCTTCTGGATGTGATGATCGGAAAGGCAGAGACATGAGCGAGCCTGGATGGAATCAGAGAAAGCAGGAACCGCTCGTCGATGACAATTTCCGGAGAGATTGGGAGCTGGTGACGGGAAATATCCTGAAAAGGATACCGATTCCTGCAGAGGATCGCGAGAGATGGAAGCGGGAGATAGAAGAAAGAGGATTTCCTCCTAATAGAGAGAAATCATGGATAGATATGAAACTATGAGTGAATTTACGGAATAATCCGTCCGTAAATGCTTCCGGTGGATGCCGGAAGACCGGAGAGGCCGGGGAGGCCTTTACAGGTTCATAAGAGGGATTAACTTTAGACACATTATAGATACAGGTTATGAGAAATGACTTATGTAGAGAAGCGGTATCGGTGCGGGGCGGTAATAGAGGTTGTGAGGTATGTCCCACGAGAGTATCGGAAGACATTACCGAAGGAGGAGCGACGGAAGAAAACGAAGGAGGAGATCGGCAAGGCGAACGCGATCCAGGCAAAGCAGAAGCTGGTCCGTAAGATCAATGCGAATTTCAGACCGGGTGATCTTTTCGTAACGCTCACATATCCTTCAGACGGAAGACCTTCTCCGGAAGAGGCGAAGAAGATCCTGAAGCATTTCATCAACAAGCTCCGGAGACTGTACAGGAAAGCGGGAGCAGAGCTGAAGTATATCATCGTGACAGAATTTGAGAACAAGGCGATTCATCATCATATGATCGCAAATAATATCCGGGGAGAGAACGGATCCGGAAGCGAGCTGATCTCGCAATGCTGGAAGCATTCAGAAGGAAAAGGAGCTGTCCGGTTTGAATCTCTCTACGATGACGGAGATTATGAGAAGCTCGCTGAGTATCTGCTGAAGGAAACGGAAAAGACGGTTAAGAAGAAAGAGACCGCGCAGCGATATACATGCAGCCGTAACCTCGTCAATCCGAAGCCGGAGAAGATCACGAGGAAGATCAAGGCAGCCAGATGGAATCCGGTGCCGGTACCTAAAAAGGGATATCACATCAAAGAGGACTCGGTTTATCTCGGATCGGACACGTTCGGATTCGATTACATGCATTACTACATGGTGAAGGACAAGCCGACGGATGCCGATTGGGAGAATATCAAACCGGAGCGAATAAGAAAACGGAGGCGAAAAAAGAAGAAAAAGACAGGCGGTGGATAAATCGAGATGGTAAAAAATTGCGTCTCGATTAGTAATTACTAATGACGAGGTGACAAAGTGGGTTATACGGTGACGATTGAAGCAAGGAGTTATGCACACGGGTATGTGTATAAAATGCATTTTGTGGATAAATCCGGTAAAGAACATGTCCAGGGAGACGAGAAACCGACCGACGGGAAAGGTTCGTATCTCGTACTGAACACGGAGAACTGCCTCCGGGCGCTGATCGAGGCGGTGAGCATCCTGAAGGTTAATTGCGTACTGGATATCAGACTTGAGGAAAATAATGCGATGATCGTGGAAGCATTCACGCAGGGATGGGTAAAGACCTGGGTGGAGAATGGCTGGAAGAACTCGAAGGGAAAGAATGTCCGGTGTAAGGAGCTGTGGGAGAAGCTGGTCGAGCTGCTGCAGAAGCACGCTTACAAGTTCGGATATATCGAGGAGCAAAAAAATGTACAAGCGAGGAAATAATGTACAAGATCAGCCGACGATTCAGAAAATACCGGAGATGATTACGAAAAGGGAGCTGGACATGGCGGAGCTGGAGACAATTCTGGAATTTGCATGTGAAAAATCGAAGCTCTGCGAGACATGTGATTACAGAGCACACGAAGGTGACAGATATCTCTGCTTCTTCGGATATGACTGTTTTTTGAATCATGGGTATTGGTATATGGCAAAAGAGAATAATGAATCAGACAGGCAGCAGGAGGTAAAAAGATGAATGGTTTAATGCTTCAGATAGGCGATGATGGAATCGCAAGAGAGTACAGCACAAAGTATGATGTCTCGATTCACTGCGAGAGCGAAGAAGAAATGAAAAAGGTGGAGGACATGCTGCGGAATTATCCGCGATGGATCCCGGTAACAGAGAAGCTTCCGGAAAAGAATGGGAGCTATTTATGCAGCGTAGACGATGAATCTGTGAATATAGGATCAAAACAGTTTGTGACAACTCTCGATTATGGAGATGCAGCGAAGAATGCGAAAGAGCATTTTAAGAGCTGCGTATTTGAGAATGGAAAGGCCTTCGGAGAGGATTGGAGCAGGCCGGACGATAAGCCATACTCGGAAATAGATAATGTGGTGCGCGTGATTGCCTGGATGCCGATTCCGGAACCATATCGAGAGGAGGAAAGCTGACCGTGACGATTGAAGAAATACGCGCAGCGATGTGCGATCATTACTGCCATATACCATATCAGAATCTCGGAGAAAGAGCTGAACGGTTCTGCGCAGCCTGTCCGCTGAATGATATTCCGCGCTGGATCCCGGTCACGGAGAAGCTTCCGGAGAACGCAGAACATCCGGAAGTATTCTGCCCGCGTTATATGGTATCGACAAAATATGGAGTAACAGTAGGATGGTACAATCCTTCGAAGTGGGATGAGAAACAAAACAAGTATGTCGCTGGGTGGCGTGTGCTCATGTGGTTTATGTATGATCCGGATCGATATGCTAATACGCTGGAAGAAATCGAAAGAGACATTTCGTTCGAGTGTGGGTATATACATAAGCTCGCATTTTTCCCGGATGCGTTAGGGATCGTGAAAGCCTGGATGCCTATTCCGAATCCACACAAGGAGGGATCATGAGATCAAAAGGACACTGGATTGCTATCGGATACATGAACAGGAAAGACACAGATACATTCAGATGCAGCGCATGCGACAGGCATATATATCTGCAGTTCACAACAGAGGAATGTGATTATAAATTCTGTCCGTATTGCGGGAGCAGGATGAATCAAAAGGAGAAAAAGAGTGAAGAGCATTGAAGAATTACGGATACAGCCTCACTTGATCGTCGGATCCTATGATGCCAGGATGGGAATGTGGAGCGGTGTTGTTGAGTGGGATGATTTCAAAGGTTTAGTGTTATGGGGATATGACGAACCAGACACGAACGGAAACGGATGGGAACATGGCTCAATATCAAATTTCAATCCGAGGAAGCTTCCTAGCTGGGATGTGATGTGCAGGCTGAAGGATATGTTTTTCTACAAGACAGAATCAGCCGTACAGCTGCATCCGGACGAAGCTCATTACTTTCACGGGTTCCAGCGTCTTTCGAATGTGCTACATCTATGGAGACCGAAAGACGGGAACTGGGAGCATCTGAACGTGGGAGGAATGTGATGAAGCTGAGAGAGGTGCTGGAAGCAGACCGGAACATCGGATATGTCTGCATCATGTCGAGAGATGAAAAGCTGAATTTTATACATGAATACCGGTTCGGAAGCACAGCAGAGTACGGATATTCGGAGATCGGAATAGAGAACCGTATGAAGAAGGTCACGATCGTAAAGGAACCGATCAACGCGAGAGAATATCCAGGGAAGTACAAATGCACATGGGGAGTGCTCACGGAGAAGATTCCGAAGAATCTTCTGGAATCAGAGATCCTGTGGATGCAATTCGGTGACATGCATCTGAACAACAATCGATACGAAACACTGAGAGCTGATGTGAAAGCCTGCACGATTATCCCTGAAGGGCAGCAGGCGGTGATGGAATTGGAGGACGAAGATGAGGAACAGAGGACATTGGATTGACATGCCATTCGGGTTTAATTGCTCGGTATGCGGGCACAACGTAGACACGAAACAGGATATATGTCCTGAATGCGGTGCAGTGATGGACGGATTATCGAAGATAAGAATGGTACTGGATAAGGGAGCATGTATGCCGGCAAGAGGCCATGCAGATGACGCAGGCCTAGATATAAGGACACCGGAGGCATTCACACTGAAAGCTCACGGAGACCATGAGATCGCGACAGGCATTCATGTGGAGATTCCAAAAGGATATTACGGAAAGCTGGAGAGCAAGAGCGGATTAAACGTAAATTATTCTGTAGTGTCTCTCGGAGGAGTAATCGACAGCGGTTTCACCGGGCAGATCATTGCGAAACTCTACAGTATGTCGGATGAAGATTATCATTTCAATGCCGGAGATAAGTGCATCCAGATGATCATACAGCCATGCGAGACACCGGAGATCGAGATAGTAGACAGCCTGGAAGAAACCGAACGAGGAAACAGCGGATTCGGAAGCACAGGGAGATAATGTTGGGAATTGAAGTTTGTTGGAGACCGATTCAAGGAACTGTTAGAGACAGATGTAGTGGCGGTTTTCAAGGTGCTCAAGGCGGCATATGACGTGCTGACAGAATGGATGGAAGGGAGAGAGGTGACGGAATGACAAACGGCGAGAAGTCCAAAGAGATATTTTCCGTCACGCAGGTAGATGATTGTGATTTAAATGTTTATGCGTGGCTACCTCACCATGATGCTATGATTCCACTGGAATGGTGGAACGCAGAATATAAAGAGCAAGAGACAGGGCATAAGACAGAAAGTGAGGGTGAGAAATGAGTGACTTAATCAGCAGACAGGCGGCGATTGCACCAACAACAATCCTGAGCTTTTGGAGGGCAAACAATGAAACATGGTATTGAAGAACTTGACAGAGGTCAGCTTGATTTTATGTGGAATTTTCTGCGTTTTGACTGCGGTCAGAAGTCAGATATACCAACGCTGAAAGAACATCTTGATATTCTCCGTCAAGCAATGATTCAAAAAACCGGCGGACAAGAAAAATACAAAGATAGTCATGATGTAAGCTATAACGACTTAGGGACAATAATTAATTGTATTGTGATTGAAACAATGCAGTTATATCTGAGTGGAGATTTAGATAAACTTGAAAAATTGAAAGCGAGGGAATAACATGAGTGACGATTTAATCAGCAGACAGGCGGCGATTGATGCGCTACAAGGCAGAAAGTGAGGAATAACTATGAAATCTTTAGAGTATGTAAAAGAACACTACGACGAGTTTGAAGAAGATGATTTTCTTGATAAAAGATGGACAAAAAGATTTTTGGACTTTCTGCCATCTGAAGAATGGGGGAAATATGGGTTCAAGATTAAAGAAGGAGTAACCCACACGCCTATTGAATGGACAGAGGAGAACATACTGAAACAACTCAAAAAGGATGTGGAATTTGGAAAAGAAAAAGCAGGAGATGAGAGAGGAATTTCGTCAGAACTAATGGCAATGGTTGTCAATGCTTGGTGTAAGGTTTTGGAGAACGGTCTTAATCTTGATGGGGATGACGGATGGTATCACCACAGACAGTTCGATATAGTAGCTGAATATTACGGATGGCAGATATGAGAGGAGGACAGGATGACGAAAGCAGAAGCAATAGCAATGCTCAAACGGATACAAGAGCCAGAGGCATGGGAGCCACAGATAAATCAAGCGGCATTTGAAGCACTTGATATGGCAATCAAGGCATTAGAGCAACAGCCTTGTGAGGATACTATCAGCAGACAGGCGGCGATTGATGCGGTTATGGGCGAGCCTACAGACGCGCATTATCCGAGCTGGTATGCGGAACGGCTTGAGCAGTTGCCGTCCGCACAGCCAGAACAGAAGTGG